GCAGTACATCCACCGCCCCGGTGAGACGCAGTTTTGGCAATTTTGGGCACCACTACCACGGAGACGACCATGACCACGGCAGAAATTATTCGCGCCACCTTGCGTAAGCACAATGATGGATTAACCTTGGTAGAAATTGCCGAACAGAGCGGTAGCCCTTACCGAAACGTACACCGAGTAATAAAAAATATGGCAGACGCTTACATTGATAGGTGGCAATCACCAGCAAGTTCTTTTCCGTACCAAGCAGTATGGTGCGTAGTGGAAGTGCCTGAAAATTGCCCTCACCCAACAAAGGAAAAAAATGGAAAACGCACGGAAAGCATTTGAAGCATACATGCAGACAAAAGGCATAACGCTGGTATGGAATGGTACAAAGTACAACACGACGAACACGCAAACAAAGTGGCGTTATTTTTTAATGGGATGGAACATGAAAGAGATACATGGCTAAGACGATGAACTTAAATATCCTCCGCATCGACGGTGGAACACAATCAAGACAAGAGATTAACCAGGAGACTGTGGGAGAGTACGCCGAACAGATCGGTGCTGGCGCTGAATTCCCGCCCGTTACAGCGTTCTTTGACGGTGCGGAATACTGGCTTGCAGATGGTTTCCATCGTTACTTTGCGCACAAAAAAGCCGGCAAGGCATCTATCAATGTAGAGCAGATCACCGGCACACAGAGAGATGCGGTACTACATAGCTGTGGAGTCAATGCTTTACACGGCCTACGCAGGACTAATGCCGACAAGCGCAAAGCAGTGATGACCTTGCTGGATGATCTTGAGTGGCAAGACTGGGCCAATGCAGAGATAGCGCGGCAGTGCAATGTATCACCGCCTTTCGTTGCAAGCCTGCGCGTGACTGAAATACCTGTGGTGAAGATGAACAGGGCAGGAAAAAAGGAAATCACATACACAAAGCCACAGGAAAAGGCGAACATAAACGTTTACGATCAGGAACAAGAAGCACTAGACCACTTGACTGAAGAGAACGAGCATCTAAAAACCCGGCTGGCGCTGAAAGCGATGGACGCTACGGAAGATGAGAAAGACATGGCTCGGGCAAAGATTGCCGATCTGAACGAAGAAATCATGCTGCTGAAGATCGAGTTATCTTCTGTAAAGATTTCACGCGATGCTTTCCAAAAGGAAAACAATGAGTTGAAAAAGCAGATAAAGGCGATGCAACGTGCTGCAACTACGTGACTACCAAAGCGGCGCGATACAACTACTAAGGGACGGCTTCGCAGCGGGACATAGATCGCAGATTCTTGTAGCCCCAACAGGCGCAGGCAAAACTGAGATAGCAATTGCCCTGCTCGAAGCCGCCCGAAAGAAGGGCAGCAGAGCCGCGATGATTCTTGACCGAATCGTTCTATGCGACCAGACCAGTAAGCGGCTGGATAAATACTCCATCGACCACGGCGTTTTACAAAGTGGGCATTGGAGATACAGACCACACGAAGCGATACAGGTTTGCTCTGCACAGACCTTGGAGAAGCGGGGCAGTTTTCCTGGCCTATCCCTGCTTATCGTGGACGAGGTGCATCAACAAAGAAGGCAGACAATTGAGTTCATCAAAGCAAACCCCGACATAAAAGTGATCGGCCTGACCGCTACCCCTTTCACAAAAGGATTGGGGCAGGTTTACACCAACGTGGTTAGCCCGATTACGACAAAAGAATTGGTGGCCAATGGTTCACTTGTACCTTTGAAAGTATTTGTAGCAAAAGAGATAGACATGACCGGCGCTAAGAAAGTAGCTGGCGAATGGTCGCAGGGAGAAGCAGAGACAAGGGGAATGAAAATAACCGGCGATGTGGTGGCCGAGTGGATTAAAAAAACCCACGAGGTATACGGCAAACCAATGAAGACGATTGTGTTTGCATCAGGCGTGAACCATGCCGCTGATCTGGCGCGGAAATTCGGAGAACAGGGCTACAACTTTATCGCCATCTCTTATAAAGACGATGACCAATACAAGCGGGATGTGATCGAGGACTTTGACAAACCCGACACAGAGATAAACGGCCTGATTGCCACGGATATACTTACAAAAGGTTTTGATTGCAGCGATGTGCATATTGCTATATCGGCTCGGCCATTCTCTAAATCTTTATCTAGCCATGTTCAACAGATGGGCCGGGTTATGCGGCCTCATCCATCTAAATCCTTCGCATTGTGGCTTGACCACGCCGGGAACTACCTTCGATTTCGGGAGGATTGGGACACAGTTTTTGAGGACGGTGTAACCGAACTAGACGATGGCGCTGAGAAGGCCAAGAAGGAGAAAACAGACAAAGAAAAAGAAGCTGCCAAGTGTCCCAAATGCGGTGCTTTATGGAAAGGTGGCGATATGTGCGGCCACTGTGGATATGTAAAAGAACGCAAGAGCATGGTTAGTAGTGTTCCCGGTGAACTGGCGGAGCTAACCGGCGCAATGTCCAGGGACAACAAACAAGAGTTCTGGTCAATGATGGTTCACAAGAAACAGTTCTCCGGCTGGTCTGATGGGAGAGCAGCGCACACTTACCGCGACAAGTTCGGTACATGGCCGAAAGGACTGACTGATACACCAAAGCCGCCTAATCTTGAAGTGGAGAAGTTCATTAAATCAAGGATGATCGCCTACCTGAAAAGTAAAAAGAGGATGGCTGCATGAACTTCCTAGAATTTGCCAGGGCGCATGGAATTATTATTGATTCATTGCCACCAGCTGGAATTTGGCGCAGATACCCAACAGTAGATAAAAATGCAAAACGCAACGGAGCCGTCAAGTGGCTCGGCTCGGTCGGGTTTGTGCAAAACCACGCGACAAGCACAGAGGTAAGCGTATGGCATGGCGAAGGTGAATCAACCGTAAGCCTACAAGTAATCCGACAAGCTGACCGAGAGATTGCAGACGGCCAGAGAAAGGCAGCAGAGACTGCTAAATGGATTCTGGACCAGTGCCAGCACGGCAAGCACGACTACCTAAAGTCTAAAGGATTTGAGGACGAACAAGGCTACATCTACGTCAAGGACGGGGTGCAGCTACTAGCCATCCCGATGTGGCAGGGCAGAACTTTGGCCGGTGTACAACTGATAGACCCGGCAGGACAAAAGAAGTTTTTGAAAGGACAGAGAACCAGTAAATGCGAGTTCATCTTTAACAACAACGGACCGCATTACTTGTGTGAGGGCTACGCTACAGCCCTAAGCTTGAGACACATCTTAAAAAGCCTGAAAAAGACCTACACAATCCACGTATGTTTTTCGGCGGGAAACCTAGTCAAAGTGGCGGAGGGACTGACTGGCTTTGTGATTGCGGACAACGATGCCAGCGGGACCGGGGAGAACACAGCTAAGAAGATCGGCTGGCCCTACTGGATGAGCGACACCGTTTCCGAGGACCTCAACGACTACACGAGGCGGGTCGGACTGTTTCAGGCAGGACAGAACTTGTCTAAGATACTAAGTAAGCGCCCACTAACTTACTGAACTCCGGCTGAAATCATAAGGCTTCCCACTGTTAGCTGAGTGGGATTTTGAACCTCACAGGCCACTAGGTTGGTCATGATTTCCCAGCCCAGATCGAGCGCCTTACCCGGTTGCCCTATTTGGTCGGCCTGAACCCATACATGGCCGTTCTCATCCTCTTGAATGTAGATCAGGAACTTGCCTAATTGCTTGGACTTCTGTTTTTTCGGGGTGGGTTTGGCTGGCGTCATAAATCCATTGTAAAACCTGAGCGCGGGATTCGGCTTCGATCGTAAGATCAAAGACCAAACCACGCTTTATTGTGACGACGAAAATCATGCAGTCTGCCGCCAGATTTTTAGGCTTTCGTGCATAGCCTCATAACCGTGCGTGAGCATAAACAGTTCGGCCTGTCGCAGTGCGTCGATCAGATCGGAACCTAAATTCCGCACATACTCGCTTTGCTCGAACAGTTTAAAACCTTCCGGGCTAGGTTTGACTACGATCATCCCGTCACCATCGGCGCAATACTGTAGCCGTTGGGATTGATTCCGGTAGGCCACATCCACACACTGCCATGATAAATCCAGATCATCATGGGTTACATCAGGCAGTTTCACGGCGTCTCCACTTATTATCGGCCAGAGTAGCGGCATCAATCGCGGCGGTATCGTCCTTTGCCTGACCGTAGGCCATCAGCACATCGTCAACGATCAGTTCCCAATAAAAAGTCGGTGAGACAAAAATCTGAACGTGTCCGGTGATTTGGCCTGTAACTATTTGGGCGAACCTCATGCACTCCTCAAAATCGTATTGTTTCTGGCGGTGGTAGTGGTAGTTAGCCAGCCATTCCACGGTGCTATGCGGCATGGCGTCTAGCGTGTCAAGCATTTGGTGAATCATGCGTTCCCCCTGGTTGCTTTTTTAATAGCGGCTCGGGCTGCGTTATAAAGTCCATCAGGAATAGTGCCATCCCCTTCTTCGTACTCTTTTTCAATCCATGATGCAATGTAAAGCAGATCGGGCGCAGCGGAGATT